ATAGGTGTGGTGGCCACCTCTGTGTTGGCGGTTAAAGCTACGCCAAAAGCCGTGGATATTATTCGAGCTCGTGAAGGAGTTGATCATGAAGGGAATTACTACGGCCCCACGAAACTCGAGGTCGTTCAACTCACTTGGAAATGTTATATTCCAACCGCTTTAGTAGGTCTATCTACAATCGCTTGTATATTTGGAGCGAACGTACTTAACAAACGCAACCAAGCTTCTTTGGTGAGCGCCTATGCAATGTTGAGTGAATCTTATAAACAGTATAAAGGGGCTGCCAACACCGTTTATGGTGAAGATGCTGATTCTAAGATCAAAGCACAGATGGCGAAGGATACATGCGTTTCTGCTGATGGATACTCCTTATATTCCGCCGATATGGATCCGGAAAGTGAAAGAATCTTGTTTTACGATTTGTTCTCTAAAAGATATTTTACTTCAACCATGGCGGCTGTATTAAACGCCCAATATCACATCAACCGAAATCTTTGCTTGCGAGGCGACGCTACCGTCAACGAATTCTATGAGTTTCTTGGTATAGACAAGATCGATTGTGGAGATGAAATCGGATGGTCTATGAGTGAACTTATGGAAGGCGGAATCATGTGGCTCGATTTTGATAATTGCCTTACTAAAATGGATGACGATATGGAGTGTTGTGTTATATCTGCGCTCAGCGAACCAAACAAGCTTGATTGCGACTAACGGCCACGCAGAATTTACAACCACTATTATGAAAGGAGGTAATTGCTTTATGAATAGTAAATTAATTAAAATCCTCGGTATTACAGCAACCGTAATCGGATGGGGAGCAACACTCGTATCCGATTGGGTTAATGACAAGAAGATGGATAGAAAAATTGAAGAAAAAGTAATTGAAGCGCTTACTAACAGAAACGGAAAGGAGTCCTAACAAGGGCTCTTTTTCTTTGTTAGAAAGGAGGGAGGTGGTCAGAATCCATAATCAGGAAATGTGCGATATGGCAATATCGATAATTAACAAGTACGTAGACGAGCATTTATGTGTTACTGATTATCTCGGACGGGTCAATCCGAAGGAGTCAAAAGAATATTTTGAAGATATTAGTTATGCGAGATGGGCGGCTTATGAAATCATAGATCGTCTGAATACCGAGGCCGAGCGTCTCCCTTCTCATATAACTGGATCTTTACGAGAATCTGTACCACCAGTTTATATTATTGCAGAGTTTATGAATGATATGGAGCGTTGTATATACGATGGTTGTAGCGAGAAACACGAACGTATATTCACCATCGCCAAGAATGTTGCAGATGATATAATTCTGTTATTTTTGTAAACACCAAGAACTTAGAAACGAAAGGAGAAAAAATCATGAAGGTATTAAGAAAAAGAGAAGTCGAGGTTAAGCATGCACGGGTCGGAGATCAGATCACAATTCAACTGGTTGGGTTTGGCGAGTTTACTGCAACGGTGCAGAAAATCACGGACAGAGGACCGTTGTTTATATTTGACGATTACGTTGCTAGTAGACCCATGAATGTAAAACCAACCAACGAAGGCGGCTTTGAAAAAAGTGACCTTAATAAATGGATGAGCGATATTCTGTTACCTGCTTTTCCGGAAGCTATGCAAGGTAAAATCGAAAATCTTACGATTCCGACATACGGGCAGATGTTCGGTCATGACGATTGGTACAACGCCGTAGAGCCTGACGATGATGAGCAGTTACCTCTTATGGTGAAGCGGATGAATCGTGTTGCTGATTTCAACAACGATTATGAGTGGGGTTGGTTACGAAACGCAACAAAGAAAAACATGTCTGAGGTATGTTTCGCTTTTGTGTCCGACAGTGGCCATTCGGGCTACAACTCCGCTTCGAAATCTCTTGGCGTTCGTCCGGTCTTCTTGTTGGTTAATTAAATCACTACCCTTTGTGGGTGGTACCAAGAACTTAAAAACGAAAGGGGAAAAAATGTGGGTAAATTAAACATATCTAACATTGTCAAAAGTGTACGGACGGCAATGAAAAAACATAGTCCGGAGATTCTTACCGGTATCGGAATCGCTGGAATGATTACTACAACCGTAATGGCGGTTAGAGCAACGCCAAAAGCACTAGAAATTATTAATGATGAGCGTCTTGAACGTGCGGATAATGATGAAAAGTTTATTTACGGAAGCACACCACTTCCAATAAAAGATGTTATTCGACTCACCTGGAAGTGTTATATTCCATCAGCGATCGTAGGTGGAATATCTGTGGCTTGCCTAATCGGTGCAAGTTCTGTAAATGTTCGCCGTAATGCAGCATTGGCTACTGCTTATACCTTATCAGAATCTGCTTTGAAAGAATATCAAGAAAAAGTAATCGAAACTATTGGTGAGAAAAAAGAACAATCTGTAAGGGATTCAATCGCCAAGGACAGAATCGAACGAGACCCCGTTACTAGTAAAGAAGTCATTATTACCGAAAGAGGTAATACTCTCTGTTATGATGTTATTTCTGGGCGATATTTCAAATCGGATATCGACAAATTAAAAAAGGTAGAGAACGAACTTAATAGACGGATGAGAAATGAAATGTATATTTCTCTTAATGAGTTCTATTATGAAATCGGTCTTAACCCGACCAGTATTGGTGATGATCTTGGATGGGATATTGATCATGGATACATAGAGTTGAGTTTCAGTTCGCAGTTGGCGGATGAAGGAACCCCTTGTCTTGTGATTGATTATCAAGTCGCACCTAAATACGAATACAACAGGTCCCTTAAGTTCTTTTAGCTTTTGGTACGCGAAAAAAACACGTTCTTTAATGGAGAACGTATTAAAAATTTCTATATTCGAAAGGAGAAGATGAAATGAATACTAACGAAATCATGGTAAACGAAGAGGTTATCGAAACAACTGAGGGAATCGCAACAGCGGGTTCTGGAAAGGTTTTTAAGAAGGCAGCTGGTGTCGGTTTGATAGTTCTTGGAGGCTTTGTAGCTTACAAGTATGTAATTAAACCGGTAGTGGCTAAAATCAAAACCAAGAAAGAACAGCGAAGGATTAACAAAGAAGTTGATAATCTTGACGATGCCGAAATCGACGAGTAACTTGATGTATCTAAGTAAATAGAAAACAGAGTTCTAACGAGGGAGAGTACCTTTAACAGGGTACTTTCTCTTTTTCTTTTTGAAAGGAGAAAAAAACATGAATAAATTTGTAAAAGCGGCTTTGATATTTACCAGTGGTGTAGCTGGAGGGTTCGTACTTTGCGGTATAACTACTATTAAATTTGTGGTTAAGTCTGATATTTTTCGGACAGCACTAAAAAATAAAATTTCAAAAGAAGTAACAACGTTCCTGTATGGAGAAAACGACAAACCAAAGAAAAGATATTCGTCTTATAGGAGTTATTACGAAAATCGTAAAACTGAGAAACCCTTTGAAAATGTAGTTTTTGAAACGAGAAAGGATGCTGAAGATATTCTTTCTAGCGCTGATGATATTTGTAGAACGTATGGTTGGATTACCGTTTCTGATTTATATAACCTATGTGGTCTCGTTGGAAGTTTTGAGGATTATTCACTTGGTTGGAGTGATCTAAGTACTGTAAAGATCATGAGAACTAAACACGGATATCAGATCATTTTTCCAAAACCACTGAGAAACCCTTTGAATTGGAAGTTTTGAGGATTATTCACTTAGAAAGGAGAAATGTTTATGAAACAATATTCGTACGATGGGCCAGTTATGGAATTTGAGACTTGTGTTGCTAATCGTTGGAAGGCTTCTACGTATGCTGTATCTGAGAAAAAGGCTAGGAGTAATCTTGCCTATCAATATAAGAAAAAGAACAATAAGGTTCCAAATAGTAAAATCACTTTACCGGGACCCCTCGTTCTAGTTCAAGGAAAGGAGTAAACGTAATGGAGGAATACAAGCCAAATTCCCATAAATCTAAGGAAGCTCAAAAGGGGTCTATACCAGAGAAAAAGGTAGAAAAAATAATTACTGGAACGGTAAAATCCAAGAAGAAAAGCGAGATTCAGAAGTTTACGGACATATTCATCTCGGAGGATGTCAACAACGTAAAGTCTTATATTCTATTGGATGTACTGGTTCCAGCAATTAAAAAAGCCATTTCGGATATCGTGACGAACGGTATTGACATGATACTTTACGGGGGAACAGGTAGGACGAAGAGTAATTCCACTGCCTCTAAGATATCTTATAGGAGTTACTACGATGGAGGAAATGGTCGAAGAGATTATAGCGCGGCTCGAACAAAAACCGGTTATAACTATGACGATATTATCTTGGATAATCGAGGAGAAGCCGAAGACGTCCTGTCAAGAATGGACGAGTTGATTTCTACTTATGGTTTGGTTAGTGTGGCAGATTTGTATGATTTGGTCGGCGTAACAGGAAATTATACAGATAATAAATACGGATGGACTGATATTAGGAGTGCTTCTGTAATTCGAGTACGAGACGGATATATGCTTAAACTGCCCAAAGCCCTTCCACTAAATTAGGAGGATTATTATGAAAGGATATTTGACTTCATATGGATACATGGGATTTGTTGCTGGACGTTGGATGTTATTTGCAACAGAATCCGATTATTATGAATATTTGAATGAGGAGAGATAAAATGAAAAGAGCAGAAACTCTAGATAGAGCCAAACAATGTGTGTGCGGCCAACGTGAGAATGAATATGGTTCACCCGAAGATAACTTTCAGTCGATAGCCGATTTATGGTCGGTGTATAAAAATACTGATTTCACAGCAATCGACGTTGCCATGATGATGGCGTTACTTAAGATCGCTAGGATTAAAACTGGGACTGCAACTGAAGACAGCTTCGTAGACTTAGCTGGTTATGCAGCCTGTGGTGCAGAGATCGCATCTAATATTAATAAAGAATCTGTTACTATTGATAAAGAATCTGTTACCATCTATACCAATAATAAGGAGGTTATATTATGAAAAAAACAGAACTTATGACGACTGTAAGCAGTTCGTTTAACAAGATTGGTTTTAAGCTCAAAAAACATAGTCCGGAAATTCTCTTAGTGGCAGGTGTAGTCGGAACCGTTGTAAGTGCGGTCATGGCTTGTAAAGCTACTACTAGGTGTGGCGATATTTTAGAAAAAGCTAAAGAAGATATCAACACTATTCATGATTGTGCGGCCAATGAGGAACTTGTAGAGGAATACACTCCCGAAGACGTTAAGAAGGATTTAACTATTGTTTATATTCAGACTGGCGTTAAGCTTGCTAAACTTTATGCTCCAGCAATAGCTCTTGGCGCTCTGTCCTTGAGTGGTATTCTGGCATCGAACAATATTCTTCGTAAAAGAAACGTGGCTCTCGCAGCAGCTTACGCTACGGTTGATAAAGGATTTAAAGAATACAGAAATCATGTAGTAGAGCGTTTTGGAGAAGATGTCGACCGCGAGCTAAAGCACGGTATCAAGGCTAAGAAGATTGAAAAAGTTGTCGTCGGCGAAGATGGTAAGAAAAAGAAAGTCAAAGAGACCATCAACGTTGTAGACAAAGATTCATTGAGCGATTATACTTTCTTCTTTGAAGAGTCCAATCCTTATTGGGAAAAAGACGGAAACTATAATCGAATGTTTCTTCTCGCCCAACAGCAGTATGCTAACGATAAACTAAGGGCAAACGGATATTTGTTTCTGAACGATGTGCTTGACGATCTTGGTATTCCGAGAACTAAAGCCGGTCAAATTGTCGGTTGGGTATATAATCCCAATAATCCTAATGGTGATAATTACGTTGATTTCGGGATTTACGAAACCTACCGAAGAGATGAAGAATCTTTTGTAAAGGATAGAGCTATGCATGAAAAAGTTGGAAAAGAAGTATACGAACGAGTAGTCCTTCTCGACTTCAATGTAGATGGAAACATTTTGGATCTGATGTAATAAGTACATCAAAAAATACGAAGGCTACCCTTTGATCTTTAAAAGTGGTCTTAGGGTGGTCTTTTATATTTTAGGGGGCCCTTTTATGCGAAAATTAAATAAGATAATCATAGTCTCTCTGAGTGCGGTATTTATATTTATGGTTTGTAGTAATAGTCCTATCAATGAAACCAACACTGGAGAGATTGTGATTTCTAAACCGATTACTTCGGCTAAACCGATTACTTCGGCTAAACCGATTACTTCGGCTAAATCCACTATCGCTACTTCATACGAAACACCGGAAATAATTATAGAACCGTTAGAAGAAAAACTATATTCTGATGAAGAAGTTCAAGCAATTACTCGAACACTAGCGGGGGAATGTTACGACGATAAATTGGAAGACAAGAAAAAAGTAGTTGAGGTTATTCTTAATAGGGTTTCGAATGAAAAATTCGAAAAAACAGTTCTCGAAGTAGTGTCGGCAAAAGGACAATTTGCAGGTTACTGGAGACAAAGTCGACCTGTCAGTGAAAGTGATATTCAAATCGCAGAAGAGATTTTAACTGATTGGTATGCAAATGATTGTAAAGCTTTGTCTGAATATCTGTTCTTTAGTTCAGGACCGAATAGAGAAAACGTATTTCGGTCTGAGTATTAATATTCTAAGGAGGATAAGAGAAATGAATAAAACAATAAATTTTATGATATTTGTTCTCGGCGTAACCGTCGGTTCAGTAGTTACCTGGCGGTACGTTAAGAAAAAATATGAGCAGATAGCTCAAGATGAAATTGATTCAGTAAAAGAAGCATTCTCAAAGAGAGAAGTTGATTTTACCGAGGACACAGAAGTCCGAATAAAGGCGGACAACGCAAAAGAAAAACCAAACATTGTTGAATACGCAGCCTGGTTACGTGAACGGGGTTATACTAACTATTCCGACATGGCGGCTGATGAAAAACCCGAAGAGGTGAAAGAGGAGCCTATGAGCGTAGATAAACCTTATGTTATCAGTCCGGAAGAATTTGGCAATTTAGATGACTATGAAATGATTAGTCTAACTTATTACGCTGATCAAATTCTAGCCGACGATAACGATGTAATAGTGGATGATGTCGAAGACATTGTCGGATTCGATTCTTTGAATAGTTTTGGAGAGTATGAAGATGATTCAGTATTTGTCAGAAACGACAGGCTGAAATGCGACTATGAAATCCTTCTTGATCAAAGAGAATATTTGGACGTTATCAGAAGAAAGCCGCACGAGGTGGATGATTAATGACGAAAAACGAGCTGAATAATGAATACTTCGAATGGATATACCAGCTCGTATGCGATGAAAAATATCTGAAAAGGCTATCCTATCGGAAGCTTTTAACCCACCTACATGATATGGAGTTTACTTATATTATTGGAATGGATGGTAACAGAGCCGAAGATGGGATAGACCTCCGATATCGATTTGGATATGAGCGTCAGTACGATAGCCCTATGATAGCAACATATTTGGATGACCGTCCTTGTAGCGTTTTAGAAATGCTAACAGCCCTCGCTATTCGTTGCGAGGAACACATTATGGACGATCCTGATATAGGTAATCGTACCGGGTTATGGTTTTGGAACATGATTTCAAACCTAGGTTTAAGTTCTTTGAGCGATGCTAGATTTGACAGTGGATATTTGAACAGCGTCATCACAAGGTTTTTGAATCGAGAATACAAACGAAATGGAGAAGGCGGATTATTTACTGTTAAGAACAGTAAGCGTGATTTGCGAACTGTTGAAATTTGGTATCAAATGTGTTGGTACTTGGACGAGATACTAGTATCTTAGGAGGTGTATAATGACTCATAATGAAGTTTTTAAATGGTTTGAATTATATTTTCCACTTTACGCTGGAGACAAAATTGATACCTGGTTTCAAAATGGTAAAAATAGTCTCCGTATAAGACAAACCAACGGACAGGAATTTATATTTACATTCAACAGTCATAAAGATTGGAAATTTGAAACGATTGATAGTTTTATCAAGACAAAACGAAAAAAAAGGGGGGAAGTTAATGGTTGAGGTAATTAATTATATTTTTGGAAGCTTACAAACTTCTTCGGACGCCATTAAAAGAATGAAAAAAATACTCAGAAACCAAGCAAGATTCAACCGAACTCTAACCGCTTTCGCATTCACTATTACTACTTATGCACTTATGGTGGAAATCCATAATTATAGACAGAATAAGAAAATCGAAGAACTCAGTAATAAGATCGAAGAACTCCGTGATGAGATCGAAGAGCTTAAATATATATGGCCAAAGTGAAAGGAGAATAAAACGCGATGTTTGACTTTCTTATGATTTCAACACGTAGCACAAAGCGTGGTGTAATAGAAATCTATCCAAAGTTCATCATCAAAAAAAGCTCAGATCTCATGATTCGAGGCGGTGATTTTTACGCTATATGGATTGAAGAACGAGGTTTGTGGTCTACGGACGAGCACGATGCTTTACAACTTATAGACCGAGAACTCGATAAGTATGCAGAAGAAAATCGCCATAAATTTGACTCTAATATAAAGGTTCTGCATATGTGGGACGCTGAGTCCGGAA